GTACGGAAGATCGCCATCCCATTGGACTTCAGGATACCCCTCGGCGTGCTGGACGGCACGAAACACACGAGTCGCGTATCGCTGCGCCTTAAGCGCAGCCCCGACCGCAGTAGAGTGTGTGCTGACAATCTCGTCTGTCGCGCACTCTACGTAGTGAACAACCTGATACACGTTCATCAATGCATCCCCTCGCAGGCAGGCCACAGCATGTGATGAGCCCAGCACCAGTTCGGGCTGCGCATGTCATCATTCATCGTCGTCGACCGAGGCTTGAACAACGATCCAATCCGGCTGAACAGGTTCATCGGTGCACCAGCTTTCTTCGTCGTCAGTTGGAGTAGTCGAAGCCATCGAGATCTCCAAACACGTCGGGGTACTCGATCAGAAGCTGACGCTTCACTTCCTTGGCGAACAGCTGCATCTCCGCGTCGGCATGCTTGGAGTCACGCTTCTTCAGGACGTCTCGCCACGCTCGCAGGTTTCCGGTGACGACAAACTTGGTCTCCGTGCCGGAAGGAAGAACAAAACGAGCAGCCTCGCGAGCCTGCTTGCGGGTCCCGCCATTGCCCTGGACGGCATTTACGCTTGACTCGTAGAAGGCCAAGTAGTCGCCAACCCCAGAGATCGGCGTCAGGTCCTCTCGGTACGCATTCCGATGGGCCGGAGGGTTGACAAAATTCGCATCCTTCATATCCACGAACCGCTGAGACAGCTCGGAAAACGAGAGGTGACGATGCCGGATGAGTTCGTGGGACAGGTTGCGGCTGACTCCCTCTACGTAGAACGTCACCGAGACGTGCTCAAGCACGCTCTCGTGCCCCTGAGAGATGATGTTGTGGATGTAGCCGGAGTTTGTGGCGGTGTCAGGATTAGGCAGGTGCCACGATTCGTAGCACAAGCGGCCAGCGAACTCGATCAAGTACTGACCGATCGAGGGTTCACCCCGCCAGTTCCACCAGTGCTTACGGAGTCGCTCCTCGAATGCACTACCAGCGGCCTTGCCGGGAAGGTCCTGGCTGAAATGGAAGTCAGTCTTGCCGACGATGTAAACCTTCACGCGAGTACCACCCGATTCGTGTTGGTCCGCTCAACGACCTGCACCTTAGCGTAGGTCTGAGTCAGCCGTTCATACTGCTTCACTGCATCACCAAGACTCTCGTGACCATACCCCTGATCGATCCACTGATGCTCCCGCTTCGTCAGGAAGTAGAACTCGGGCTCACGCCACACCTGGACGTAGTATCGAGTCCAGCTCTCGGAGAAGTCGGGCGGGCTGATCACCTCGAACGTTACATATTCCTGCTTCTTCTTGCTCACGCGATCTCCACCCGTCCGTTGCGAACAGCAATGTCCTGCTTGATGGCTCGCTCAAAGCCGCAGCCATAGAGTTCGTCAATCGTGTAGATCCACACCTCAAGCTCCGGGTTCATTTCTTCGAGCACCGCGACCAGCTCACGAACGTTCATCAACTACCACCCTCTCGATTCCTACGTGCTTGATCAGTGTCGCACACTGGGTGCATGGCTCATCTGTGATGTAGATAGTACCGCCTCGGGCACGATCCGCTCCAGCGAGGAGGATCGCGTTGTGTTCAGCGTGGATTGCGTAGCATGGATATGCATTGTAGTCAGAGCCCGCTGCAACCTGACTGTAGCTGAGCTGCCCTCTGGGGCAGCCTCCATCCACACAATGAGTAGCCCCGGAGATGACTCCATTGTATCCCTCGCCTACGATCTTACCTTCCCGGTTAACCAGAACAGCGCCAACCTGACGCCGGGAGCACGTGCTGAGGCTGGCCAGATCCCGGGCCGCCCGAAGGCGGACCCGGTCTAGCTTCTGCTGATCAGGCAACGTCTACCCACACGACCTCGGCCATCGCCTCATCTACTTCTTGCATTTGCACCTTGCAGCGACGCGTGCCCTTGAGGTAGCGCTCCCTGTATCGATTCTCCGCTCCGTCGATCGTAGCGGCAGCCTGCCCCTTCTTGAAGTACGGGCCGTACACCAGAACCTCGTGCCACTCGTTCTCGTAGAACGACTCGACAAGCAGGCGGTAGCAGATCACCTCATCAGTGCGAGTCTGGGTCCTGGCCATCAGCAATCGAATCCAAACACGATGCGTGCATCGTCCCAGTGCCCGTCCTCAACCTTCGCGTTGGCGTACTTGAGCCATAGGTGAAACAGATCGCAGTACTCCCGAAGGAAATGCCCGGATTCAAGCATCTGATCCCAGCCGCTCCAATCGTTCAGCTCTTCCAGGGAGAGCCAGGAGAAGGAATGATCTCCAATCCAGGGATCGTTAGGGTCTCCGTACTCCATCACCTCCATGGCCTCAGAGATGTCGAAGTCGGCAGGAATCCCGCGAGGCTCATCGATGGGAGTGATCTCGTTGTAGTTGCGGACACCTGCCAGGGCGGAGAACAGAGTGTATCGTCGAGCATCCTCGATCGCAAGAATGCTGTCCCACGGACCATCGTCGTGACGCACCTGAAGCACGCCGTGAATGTCGGCTCCCATTACTTACGGTGCCTGCCCTTCGGCTTCTCGACACCCGCAGCATCAGCGTTGGGCGCGTTGGTGTACGTGCGGTTCGCGCTGTACCCACGGTCGAACTCGTCAGCCTTCTGCTGAGGAGTAGCGGTCGGATCCCACGTGGCGTTCGGGTCCTTGTCCTTGTTGCGCCTACCCATTCTTCTTACCCCATTCGATAGCGTATTCAAGAAGGTCGCGAGGGTTCAAACTCTTTGTGAAATCCGTGACGTAATCGATTTCAAGCCCATCTGCATAAATCGATAGGATTGGAAATCCGATAAACCTCGCCGGAATACCGCATTCCTCCTGAAGGTAATGCTTAAGCATATCCTCAAGCACGGTCAAGCTCCTTGATGTAGTAGGTGTCACGGTAGATGCCATGCTCCGGAGGGGCGAGGAACTTGCGCTCACCGTAAGGCATGTTAACCATCAGGTCCCCTGCGATGTCGTGCAGGGCGTCGAGCGCTTCCGACTCGCTAGCGTACCAGTACGGAAGGACATTGGTCAGCGTCTCTTCGATGTGCTCGGGCTCGTACTCTTCAACGATAATCCACACTAGCGCTTCACCTTTCCGAGGAGATAGTCAGGGCCGTACTTCAGGTACGAGGAGTTCACGTCCTCGCCTGCTTTCATGGGGATCTCCACGACCGGCATGTCAAGCCGGTCTCGGATTGTCTCGAACATCTTATGCCCCGACGAATCCCCATCGGCGAACACGTAGATCTTGGAGAAGTCTTCGAACACATTACCCCAGTGGGGCTTCCAGGAGGAAGCCCCGGGGATGGCGATAGCAGGAATACCGAGCTGGCGGAGGATGAGGGAGTCTAGCTCGCCCTCGGTTACGGCGATCCAATCGGTAGCATCCTTGATGGCACGAACCCCATATAGATTGGTGTCCCAGCCTCGCATCTTCTGATACTTGCCGCCACACCTGGCATGCCCGTCGTCCTCGCACTGCGGGTTGATGCACCGGAACGACATGTTCACGATCCCGAAGTCCGTGACGTACGGGATGGCGAGGCGAGTGGCGTACGCCTCGTGCAGGTCCGGAGGGTCAACTACTGCGCCGAGTCCTTCGGCCTGCGCGTGAGTCAGATCCACCCCTCGCTCTTCCAGGATTGGAGCGAGTACTTCGAGGTGTGCCTGATAGTGAGCCGCCGTCGCTTCCAGAAATCGCCTTCGCTCTTTCGATAGCGCTGCCAAGACTGATGCCCTCTTCCTTTGCAATGATCTGCACAGCGTTGCCCGTGGGGCAACCCTTGTTCGCTGAACAGTTGAACACGCCGATCTCGGTGTTGACCGAGGAGCTAGCCTGCCTGTCTCCATGGAACGGGCACTTGTACTTCTTCCAGCCTATTCCTTCTTCCGCCCATTCTCCGCCGTATTCCATGAGGATCGGGACGATCGGGAATCTGCCGTCGTTATTCGCCTCTTGCTTCTCGAAGCTCATCCTTCAGCCCCTTGATGACTCGATGAAGATTGTAAATCTCTCGACGCTGCTTCGTTACTCGGTCAGCCGGGTAGCGCTCTTCGATGATCGAGGTCAGTACACCGATCTCCTCGTTCTCCACATACCCGCCAGCCTCTCTCATGCGCTGAAGCGTCACCCTGAGACCGGCGATCTCGCTGTTGCGGCTAGCGACCTCTCGATTCAGTTGGAGGATCTTATCTTCTCCGCAGATCTCACTCACCGAACGTCTCCTCAAGATAGGCGTATGTGTAACCAAGCATACCGATCAGATCCTTTACGGCGACGGGGCTACCCACTCGCTCCATCACGGAGACAATCAAGTCAAGCAGATCGTCGTGATCCGCGAAGCCGAGGGTGTCGACAATAGAGTCCTCGATCTGCTGTCTGTCAATATTAACCTGAACGCTGATCACTTCAACTCCTCCTCGATGTATGCGGTGAGCTTGTCTCGCAGCTCGATGGTGAACTGAAGGTCACCGTACACTTCATCCACCTGGAGCATGAATTCCATCAGCTTGTAGCCGATCACGGTCGAGGCGAGGGTTTCCGCCAGGTCTGCGAGATTCACTTCGGACTCAATCATCACCATCAGGCTTTACCTGTCCAATCCATCGGTAAGCGGGAGGCTGTCGGAGATAGAAGGCTCCTCGGTCAAAGGCTTGATCGTCGTCTCGAAAGTGACCAAGTACTTTGTTGCAGGGTCCGCACAGTAGGCCACGAACGTATCCGGATTGATGATCGTGATCAACTGCAAGTCTCTTAGCGTGCCCGGAAGCTCGCTCACAGATGAAACACGTACCACCCTGCCGCGCATATAGTTCATCGTACTGCTCCTTGGTGATGCCGTACGTCTTGAAGATGTGGTTACCGTGGGCCGCCTCTCGGGCGGCCTTCTTCTTGGCTCGATGGTGCGTTGCGCATCGAGGACCGGGGTACGGGGTGGGACGCTTGGAAGCAGCGGGGGGCGGAAAGCCCCCCCACTCCTCCTTGCAGTCCTTACAGTTACGACTTTTCGACATGCCCGAAGTCTACCGAACATTCGAAACCGTTGTCGATGATTCCGTCAAGCTCGACTCGGATCTCTTCGATCTCTCGCCAGTCGATCTCATCGGGCTCTCGCTGGTCACTGATCCATACAGTGAACCTGATTTCAGAAGGCACGATCCGTCTCCTTAGAGCACGACAACTCTAGGTCCGTTGTCGTCGTACTCATAATCGATCCACAGCGTGATGCCATTAACGCTCTGCTCCTTGAGCAGCTTGACAAAATCGTCAGCGCTCTGGTGATTCAGAGTGAACCACAGAATGTTTGCTCCGCCGACCTTTCCGCCAGCCTGGAGAAGGTTGTCGTAGTCCGGGTGATCGTAGTTCAGGATGAACGGACGTAGCGATCCGTAGTCCTCGTATCGCTTGGACAGGAAGCCGCCAGCAAGGTCGGCCACCTTGTCCATGACGATGTGCGACTGAGAGATCGCTACGATGTCGGTTACTGCGCTCACGCTACCCTCGCTCCACACTCGGTGCAGTACGTGCCGCCGTCTTCGCGGCGCACGATCATCGGGTGATTACAGGAATAGTTCAGTGCTTCAGGCACGGGATCGGACCTCCACAGATAGGGCAGGAGTTCGGTCCGAAGTGCGGGTGATCCTTGCCTTCGGACTTCTCGGGCTCGGACTTCTTGTGCTCATTCACTGCTGCACCCTTCCGTTACCGAAGCACGTAGAGCACGTGCCGATGCTGTTGATGATGATCGGATTGCCGTTCGCGTCCGGCTCGGTATGCGGGGTAGCGGTCAAGCCGCTACCGTTGCACGCAGCACATACTACCTCGGCCATCAAAACTCCAAATCCCACTCATCGATTGGCTTTACCTGTTCGGTCCTGCATCGCTGGCATCCTCGCTGAACGGATACTCCAAGCACACTCGAATGCCCCGACGCCTCGCGAAGTCCGCACGTGCAGGGCGGCCCCACATCAGGACTCTCCGGAGCCCCCCGAATAGACCAGTCCGCAATCGACTGGGCCTCTTCAAGGACCTCTCCTATCTCTTCGAGCGGTGTTCCCCTGAAGAAGTCCCACGCGTCTCTGGCTGACTTCAGAAGAGGGACGATCATGAATCGTCCCCGCCCTGTCTTGGTTGATGTGTCCCAAGCCAGCTTTCCACCCTCTACACGCGAGGCTGTGTGCGCCTCGCTGCGAGCCTGCCACTGCTCCAACGTATCGAGCCTGCCTGCCGTGCTGTAAGGCCCTAGAGCGACCGTGTGGGCAGCTTCCTGGCCCGCGTACTGGATCTGCCCGACTACGAGAATGCGCTTCTTCTTACCTCTCTCCTCATCAACCAGATCAAGGAGGAGTTCAGCCAGCTCGATGTCCGGCATGTCGTCGTTCTCTTCTATGGCCTTAGCCATCAATTTCTTGAGTGCGACCTCAGCCACTAGCCGCGCCGTCCCTCCGCGTACTCGTTGACCAGCTTGTACGCCTCCTCTTCGTCGAGGTAGAACAGAAGCGACTGGTTCTCGTTCAGGCCAAGAACCTTGGTGCCGACGGCTGTGAACGAGGAGGAGGAGTAGGAATCAAGCCCAAGCTCAAGACCCAGGCTATTCCTTACCAGATACAAAGGCTGATTGACGTCCAGCCCAAGACGTTCCGCTTCGAAATGAATCGCCCATCCGGCGACGCAGCGAGCGGTGCCGCATTCCGAAGGGCTAGCCGTCTCCCACCCCGTAGCAGGATCGAAGTAGTCCCGATACCAGATCTCGGACTCCTCATAGTCCTGCTCCCAATCCTCCATCGCGAAGCGAGTGGGCTCACGCTTGATCTGGTCGCGGATCTTCTTGAACAGCTCGGTGTTCACCATCAGAAATCTACCTCCACGTTGATCTTATCCTCGGGACGGACTCCAGGTCCGTCCTTAAAGATGAGCGGAACTTCAACCTTCTGATCCATCTCGGAGATTTTCATGATCGAAGGCTGGGCCTTCATCCAGAAGATGTCCCGAGCCGTAGCATCCTGCGGACCGTGCCGGTTCTTGACCGTAGCAACCTGCATCTCCTCCTTGCGAGAGTCACCCCACAGTGTGAGGATCAGAGCCGGAAGCTGATTGGCCTTACCCATGATCGCAGCACGGGGCGGGGGAGAGCCTGCCTTAGCGGACTCGGATGTGTGGTGAACCACGATCAGCGCTGTCTCCTGATCCCGGGCCATGTCCTTCAACTCCGCCATCAGTGCCCAGTAGTTTTGTTCAGGCACTCCGGGATAGTCGACATCCATCATGATGTCCAGGAACGTGGCGTGAGGATACGTTCCCTTGATCTCCCGGTACGCCTCTGCCTCTGCCTTCATGTGTTCGATTGTGGGCGAGGACTTGAACGACCAGCGGACGTGTTCGAAATCCTTAAGGATTTCGTAAGCAAGATCCGACTGGCCCATCACCATCAGCTCGGTCTCGTCGGTGTTCTTCCCGGTCAGCATCGCGAGTGTACGCGATGCCATGGTGAAGTCATCCGAGTCGGACGAGTGGTAAAGGATGGGGACTTCGGGCCCGAACCTGTGAGCCATGTTGAGCGCAAGCGTGGACTTCATGCCGCCCGGAGGGGCGGCGATCATCGAGATGCTTCCGCGCCTGATCGAGATGCCCTGCTTGTCGAAGATGGGCCAAGGCGTGGGCAGTGGCTCGCCTGCCGATACGCCTCGCTTGACTGTGCGGTGCAGGGTCTTAGTCACACAGCTCCTTCATGAGGAACTGAAGGAGCTTTTCGCTCTCTGTTTCAAGGGCGTGCCTAGACCGAGCCATCGAGAGGTCATGGAGAATTTCGTGCCACATGTCGAGGTCACCTGTAACGGTGAGCATCTTGCTGATCTTGATTTCCACCACAGCTCCTTATTTCAGTGCGTGCGTAGGCCGGGCAGGGCTCGAACCTGCAAGTAACCGATCCTTTCGGGAGCGGTGCTTTGCCAATTAAGCTACCGGCCTCACAGGCGCCCCTAAGGGCGCCCTTCTGCTAGTGCCTACTTCCGAACAGGGCGAACAGCGCTGCGAGCACGACTACCGAAGCAGCCAGCACGCCGAGCAGGGCGAGAAGGAACGTGATCACTCGCCAGCCTTCAGCTTGA